AAAAGTCCGATAGCTCTCTTAAGAAGCCTCTTGATTGATTTCAAGAGGCTGAATCCTGGTGTGAAAGGCCTCGATCGTGATATCATCACAATCGAGAAGAGGTTCGAAAACGAGGGTTATAGCTTCCTAACTATAACCTTACCGGCTTTAGATGCTGCTCTCGTGAGAGGGCTGTCATCCGGCCAGTTTGCCTGCCCACTTGGTTTTAAAACGACCAAGGGGGGAACAATCCCAAGACTTTTCTCGGGTATGTTCTGCAAGGTTTTCGATCCGCTCACCGGTTTACTTGTTGAGACACCTGACTTAGGTGTACTAAAGGATCTTAGAACAATCCTTTTACTCTTCAAGAAAACTCAATTGTCGTCCGAAGATGAAGATCTTCTTCATACAAAGGCGGTGAACGAGTTTTATCAGTGCGATGACACTGCAAGTAGGGTTATTATACCCGACAGGCATGATCATCTCATTGGTCGTGTGTGTAATATCGTACTCAATACCCTCAACTTTAAGGATATCGAAAATGCGAAGTACAAACACGGACCCGGTGCTGTCAAAGAAGGCTACAAGGCGAACGAAAAGTTCGCAGCCTTGTATGGAGACCTCTGGAGAGAGGACCTCCACCTTGAAAGATTTGGATTGTGGGGCATTGGCGAAAGCCATGTTTCCTTTCAAACCGAATCGAGATCATCTGTTCTCTTGTCGAGAGCCGATGAACTTCCCGAAGGGAGTCGAGGTATTATGCGTGATCTGCGAAAGCAGAAAACGCAACCTTTTCAGCGCAAGCTGCGAAGGGTGGTACCTCTACGCTCTTTGAGCTCAAGTGTCAACTTAGACAGAGCTTCTGGAGACATTGCTAAGCTTATTTCCGTTCCGAAGAATTCTTCTTCGCGGCGGACTATTACTGTTGAGCCCATGTTGAAACAATACATTCAACAAGGTCTTAACGTCTTACTTCGGGATGCAATCCTCGAATGTAAGATCTTGAGTAATTGCTTAGCATTATCCGACCAAAGCAAGAATCAAAAGCTTGCAATGGAAGGATCCATTCATGACAACTGGGCAACCATCGACCTGAAGTCTGCGTCGGACTTATTGAGCACGTCGCTCGTAAAGTCTATATTCAGACATCATAACCAATTTCTTGGTCATATGATGGATTGTCGTTCGCCCTTTGTTGAGTGTAAAGATAAACCTACACTCATCTTAGGCAAGTTTGCAGGAATGGGTAACGCCTTAACTTTTCCGGTACAATCCGTCTGCTTTGCGGTGGTCTGCATAGCAGCTATCTTGGATAGTGAGGGTGTGAACCCCACTTACTGGAATGTAAGGCGCGCCTCCAGGCGTATTCGCGTATATGGTGATGATATCATCATACAGCGCAAGTACGCGCACCATTGTGTGGAATGGCTTCAAGATGTTGGCCTGAAAGTCAACGTCAAGAAGAGCTTTCTTGTTGGAAACTTCAAAGAAAGCTGCGGTGTCGATGCGTTTAGGGGAGTTGACATAACTCCTCTCTACATTAAACACCGGCCAGACCAAATAACGGCCGATCCAAGTGTTATTGCCGGCTTTGTTAGTCTATCTAACCATATGTGGTTAGCTGGACTTTACTCTGCTAGCACCTGGCTTAAGGAGAAAGTTGAAGACCTCTTAGGAAAGAGTCTTCCTCTTGTATCCTCAAGTTCGGGCTCACTTGGGTGGCATACACGTCTTGACGCGATGACCGCACATAAGTGGTGTCCTCGCACGCATAGGTTCCTAACCAGGACACTTGCGCTTACCTCCATCAAAAGGAGTGATAAGTTAGACGGTTATGCTGCTCTTTTTAAGTGCCTCTCTTCTGCTCGTGACGACAATCACTTACACAGTGACGGTTATCAGAAAGACAGAAGTCGGGTCCAAAAGAATCTTTTTCCCGAGCCACTGGCTTTGGAATTAGACCACTTAGAAAGAACTCCTATGCGGTATAGAAGCCGCATAAGGCCGTTATGGGTGCCGACCCTAACAAGGGTCGGTCTAAATCCTAGGATATAAACATTCCTAGGTCAGAGATGGCACATAAAATATCTCAGCAAAACAACTGTTTTGCTTTTGTTGGTTTTCTTAGAAAACCAACGTGATATTTTGCTTGATAGACCTTTCCGTG